TATAACTTTGCTAGAGTAATACAAGAACAGACTAACAAGGGGTGGTTCTTTGATGTAAAGAAAGCACAACGCCTTCATGTAGAACTACACAAGGAAAGGGAACAGATAGAGGTTGAATTATATGAAGTGTTTAAGCCGATCTATTTTGCAGGAAAAATTAAAGAGTACAAGAAAGGAAGCTACAGTAGGATGTGTCAGGTTACAAATGTAAAGGTCGAGTACTTTAAACATACTCCTGTTACTCTTACTGAGTTCAATCCTAGTAGCAGACAGCATATAGTTAAGTGGCTTGACCGTAGGTACAACTGGAAACCTGTTAAGAAGACAGAAAAGGGAAGTCCTATTGTAGACTCCAGTGTGTTAAGCAAGTTGAAATACCCTGAAGCACAGTTACTGTGTAAGTACTTTGACTTACAGAAAGTAGTCGGGATGCTGATTGAAGGTAAGAATGGATGGCTTAACTTGGTCAATGAAGAGGACAGGATCAATGGACAGTTAGATACACTAGGTGCTGTGAGTGGCAGGTGTACTCATAGGACTCCTAACTTAGCACAAGTACCCAGTGGTAGGGCTTTCAAAGGGAAGGAGTGTAGAGAGCTGTTCACTGTACCAGAAGGCTATAGGATGTTAGCTCACTTCTTGTACGAATTTGATGAAGGAGAGTATGCTAAAGAGGTTGTCAGTGGTGACATACATACTACTAATCAACTTGCTGCTGGCCTTGAAACAAGAGACCAAGCTAAGACGTTCATCTATGCATTCTTGTATGGTGCTGGGGACGCTAAGTTAGGCTCTATTACAGGCAGTAAGAACAAAGCTAAAGCGGGGAAGGCACTTAAGTTTAAGTTCTTTGAAGCCCTCCCTGCTATAGAGGACTTACTAGACAAAGTACAAAGGAGTGTAGCAAAGAGGAGCTACATAGTAGGTATAAGTGGTAGGAGATTACACATACGGAGCGCACATAGTGCATTAAATACATTACTACAGTCAGCAGGAGCGTATGTAATGAAGTACTATACTGTTGAACTGTTTAAGAACTTAAAGAAGTATGGAAACAAGGTACACTTTGTGGGTAACATCCACGATGAGGTGCAATTAGAAGTTGCTAAAGAAATAGCGGAAGAAGTTAAACAGATATGTGAATCTACTTTTGCTACTGTTACTGATATACTACAGTTTAAAGTGCCTCTTGAGGGTGAAGCTAGTATAGGACGTAACTGGAATGAAACACACTAGGAGACTGAATGAAACCTGTAGAAATATTTGTACCACTGCCTGTCATTAGAGGCAAGAAAGGAACGTATGTACCACTGAGTGCTAACCTGTATAGGAACTCATACTTCCATACCTTGAACAATAGTAAGGTACAGTACGGTAAAACTGTAGAAGATATAGTAAAGGACTTAGAAGAAATAAGAGTACCAGTGAAGATAGACTTTAAGTTTTTCTTTACTAATAAAAGGAGACGGGACATAGATAACTTCTTATTCCCAATCTCAAAGTATCTGTGTGACATTCTTGTAAGGAAAGGAATCATGGAAGAAGATAATATGTTATACTATCCAGAGATAAGTGCTAGTTATGGTGGCATTGCTACTACTACTAATTATGCTCAGGTAACTATAACTGAAAGTACAGTGGACGTAAGCTCACTACAAGTAAACAAAGTGGAGACTAAATGAAAAGAACAGAACTAAGGTCAGTAACAAAAGAGATTATAGACTGGAACGCGTGTAGAAATTACCTTCAGCTAGACAAGAACCTAGAAGAAGAGATGCTAGGTGAAGAACTTAATGAGTTCATGGTAGCAGTATCAGTAGAAGATCACATAGATGCTTACCTAGATTTCTTATTTGTATTCGGAGGCACAACAGTTAAGTTCCTGAGTGCAGGAGTGCCTACAGAAGAGTTATCTAAGTGGTGGAATGGTACAAGGAGATGGGCTGAGTCAGCTATCGTATACATGGGGGACATGTTAGATGAACACTTCCAAGAGTGTGGTCTGAACGAGCGTGAAACACAACGACTACTATCAGACTGTATGGCTATTGTAGTAGAAGCAAACACCCTTAAGGGCTTAGACAAAGACAACAAAGGCAAGGTAGTTAAAGGACTAGCATGGAAAGACCCAGCGGAACAGATCAGAACACTAGTAGCATCACGGACTACAGTGAAGGGACTACACTAATGACATACATCCATAGTAAGCTGTACCATCCTCCTTCTCCTACTGTAGCTGGTAAAAAGGAAGATGCTATTAATCCTAGTTACTATAAGCAAGGGATTGAAACAATAGATTACATTAACTCAAAACAAATGAGCTACCTAGAGGGCAACGTAGTAAAGTACGTCAGCAGATATAAAAATAAGAATGGACTAGAGGACTTGTTAAAGTGTCAGTGGTACATTAATAAATTAATTGAATTAGAGAAGGAGAATTAACATGAAGGGATATGATGAGTGGATATTAAATGAAAGGAAACACCGTTTAGTAGACTCAGAGTGGGAGATAAACATAGCTATTTATATGGAATATTTAAACTTACAAGGGTATATAATTCCAGTAGAAAAATTAATGGAGGGGATAGCAAGCAGTAGAATGGCAGCAATCTCAGCCGATCTTGAGTTGATGTAGGGAGACTAGATGAAGAATAAAGTAATTAAGTTTGGGGCTGATTGGTGTGGTTCTTGTGTTCGGTACAAGAAAGAGTGGACTGAGGCAACAGACAAACTAAGCACAGAAGAATGGGACATTGTTGAAACAGAAGTAGGCACTGAGAACCAAGACGACTTAGACCTAGCACTGACCTATGGTATCAAGTCATTACCTACTACTGTTATTGTGACAGATGACAATGTTAAGATTCTACACGGCTACCAGACAAGCTTCCAACTAGAGTATGAGCTAGGTATGCATGAACAGGAGGTTGCTGTTGAGAGCGTTAATTGATGCAGACTCTATCTTATATAAGTACGCCTCTATTAACCAAGATACAATTGAGTGGCAAGAAGGACAAGTATCAAGCTTTACTAATTTAAGGGACGCTAAGAAGGGAGTAGAGAGACACATCCTTGACATCGTAAGGAACAGTAGAGCTAAAGGAAAGCCTTTACTTGTACTTAGTCCTACTAGTAACTTTAGATACGATGTACTCCCTACTTATAAGCACAACAGGAAGGCAACCAAACACAAGCTTGAGCTACTAACACCATTAAAGAGATGGCTCTATAAGAAATATGAAGTATACGTTCCTTGCTATGTAGAAGCAGATGATTACTGTGTATGGAGGATGATACTAGAGCCAAGGAAGTGGGTCTTATGTCACATCGACAAGGACTTAGATCAAGCAGAAGGAAAGCATTACAATTATAATACTACTAGGAATTATAAAGTCACAGGTAAGCAAGCTGAGTTAAAGTTCTATGACCAGACACTCACAGGGGACACTAGTGACGGGTACAAAGGATGTCCTTCTATAGGACAGAAGAGGTCTAAGATTATACTTGAAGATGAAGAAGATAAGCGGACTATGTGGGAACGTACCCGTGATACTTACCTCCATAAAGGGCTTACTGAAGAGGATGCATTACAACAAGCTAGAGTAGCTAGGATGCTTACACCTGATGAGTGGGACGGTGGGAATAATATTAAACTGTGGAGGCCAGATGAAAGTTAATATAGATTACAGTAGGGATAACGACCTTAGTTATTTTAGTTTAGCAACGCTCAGAGACAGGTATTTAACAGAGGGTGAAAGCCCTCAAGATGCTTTTGCTAGAACAGCCATAGCATTTAGTGACTCAGAAGAAATGGCACAGAGAATCTATGACTACGCCAGTAAGAAATGGTTTAGTTTTAGTACTCCTATCTTAGCTAACTCAACTACTAGTACCAAGGGACTTCCTATCAGTTGCTTCTTGACTTATGTTAACGACTCAATAGCTGGACTAAACGAACATACTATAGAAAGTAGGATGTTAAGTGTAGCAGGAGGGGGTGTAGGAGCGCACTGGAGCGCAGTACGAGGGCATACAGATAAAAGCCCGGGCGTTATACCCTTCCTTAAAACACAGGACGCAGACGTACTAGCATACCACCAAGGCAGTACACGTAGAGGTGCTTATGCTGCTTACATGCACATTAGCCATCCTGACATACAGGAGTTCTTAGGTGTCCGTAAGCCTACAGGTGGAGATGTTAACCGTAAGGCACTCAACATACATCATGGTGTAATCATTAACCAAGAGTTCTTAGATGCTGTACGACATGATGCTGATTGGTATCTAGTAGCACCTGAGAATGGAAAGGTAGTAGGTAAGTGTAGCGCCCGTGACTTGTATAAGAACTTACTTACTACTAGACACCAGACAGGTGAGCCTTATGTAATGAATGAGGATGTAGTACACGACTTACAACCGATAGCACATAAGGAGCGCAACCTAAAGGTACACGGAAGTAATCTGTGTGCTGAGATCATGCTTCCTACTAATGAAGATCGTACCGCTGTCTGCTGTCTGAGTAGCCTTAACTTAGAGTACTATGAAGACTGGAAAGAAACTGACATCGTTAAAGACCTTGTTAGATTTTTAGATAATGTGCTACAATACTTTATTGATACTGCTCCTTCTGAGGATTACAAGAAGGCTATCTACTCTGCAACACAAGAGAGAAGTATAGGCATTGGTGCAATGGGCTTCCATTCTCTACTTCAAAAGAAAGGCATACCCTTTGAGTCAGCCTTAGCTGTAGGATTCAATAGAAAGATATTTAAACTAATCAAACAACAAGCATTGGCGGCAAGTCAAAAACTTGTAATAGAGAGGGAAATACCTAATGACATCTATGGAACAAGCGAAGTGTATCGTAGGAACACTCACTTACTTGCTATCGCTCCTAATGCTTCTAGTAGTATCATCGTTGGTACGAGTCCTAGCATTGAGCCTTGGAAAGCTAATAGTTTTCTTCAGAAGACAGCATCTGGTTCTTATGTAGTAAAGAATAAGTACTTGGGCAAGGTACTAGAAGAGTACTACGCAGGAGAAGAAGAGGAATGTTGGAACTCTATCCTAAACAACAATGGATCAGTACAGCATTTAGATAAGCTACCTGATTGGGAGAAAGATGTATTCAAAACTGCTATTGAAATTAACCAGAACTGGGTAGTACAGCATGCAGTAGACAGACAAGAGTATGTGTGTCAAAGTCAATCAGTTAATTTATTCTTTCCTCCTGAAGTTGAGTGGAAGTATCTACATAAGGTACACTGGAAGGCAATGACTGAGCTTAAGAGTCTTTACTACTTAAGGACTGAAGCAACAAGACTAGAGACACTATACAGTTAACTAGTGATGATACAGAATGTTTAGCATGTGAAGGCTAATTAAACAATAGGAGACAGTATGAACGTAGAAGTAATAGATTGGATGGGTGATGATCTTACAGTAGTCAACGCGGCTAGAGTAAGCATGGATAAAGAGAGTGCATGGGGTGGTAAGCAAGCTGATTGGGATTTACAGGACAAAGACAAGAAGCTAATTAAGTACTTGGCAAAACATAAGCATTGGACTCCCTTTGCACATCCTCAGATTACAGTAAGAGTTGAAGCTCCTATCTTCACAAAGATACAGTGCTTTAAACACAAAGTAGGGTTTACTGAGAACGAGATAAGCAGACGCTATGTATCTTCATTACCTACCTTTCATACTCCTACTGTATGGCGTGAGAAAGCAGACAACGTGAAGCAAGGAAGTGCAGACTCAGGAAGGACTGATATACAGGAATACACTAAAGAGTCATACCGTAAGCATATTGACGCTAGTGTAGAACTTTACGAGTACTTACTACATTCAGGAGTATGTGCTGAACAAGCTCGTATGGTACTCCCTCAGAGCATGATGACTGAATGGTATTGGACAGGCTCACTAAGCGCGTTTGCAAGATTCTACGTTCAACGAACACATAGTACTAGTCAACGAGAGACAAAGGAAGTAGCACTGATGTGTGGTAAGATCATACAACCTTTGTTCCCAGAAAGCTGGGCAGCATTAACACAGGGAGAATAGGATGAGTACTAATGATATAACAGGAGACAAGTTAGTAAGCAGAGGCAATACTTCTACTTATAGAGATAACTATGATTTGATCTTCAAGACAGAGCCTACTTCTTTTCCTATTAAAGACGAACCTAAAGAGTTAAGTTCTATCTTTCAAGACAGAGACTCCTACAAGCCCTTCAAGTATGAGTGGGCTTATGAGAACTTTAAGGAGCATGAGAAGATGCACTGGACAAGTGAGGAGATTCCCTTACATGAAGATGTTAAGGATTGGCAGACTAGGCTGAGTGACGAAGAGAAGCACTTGATTAGGAATATACTCCTTCTATTTACACAAGCAGATGTGGATGTAGCTAGTGGTTACTATGATAAATTGATTCCTTTATTCCCTAGTCCAGAACTAAGGATGATGCTTGGTTCATTTGCTAACAGAGAAGCAACCCACATAGATGCATACTCTTTACTTACGGACACATTAGGATTCAGTGAAGACATTTACTCAGAATTTAAAGACTATCCTGTTATGTCTAATAAGCATGACTATATTGGTAGATTTAATCCAGACAAGTACAGCCCACAGGAAGTAGCTAAAACAGTAGCAGTATACTCAGGCTTTACAGAAGGGCTTCACTTGTTTAGTTCTTTCGCTATGTTACTTAATTTCCAACGCTTCGGTAAAATGAAGAACATGGGAGTAGTAGTAGAGTGGTCTATTAAAGATGAGACTAAGCACATCGAAGGAATGACACAAGTATTTAGGACTCTCATCCAAGAGAACCCTGAGTTGTGGACAGATGACTTCAAGTTAGAACTCTATGTAATAGCGAGAGATATGGTTCAATTAGAAGATGACTTCATTGACCTAGCTTTCGACCAAGGAGGCATCCAAGGTCTTACTAAAGAAGATATGAAGCAGTACATTCGGTATATTGCAGACAGGAGACTGATGCAGTTAGGACTTAAAGCTAATTGGAAAATAGAAACTAATCCTCTTCCTTGGATAGACGAGCTACTAGGAAGTGTAGTACATACTAACTTCTTTGAAGCAAGAAGTACAGAATATAGTAAGGGCGGTGTTAAAGGTGACTTCAGTTCACTAGACTTCCCTAAAATAAAAGGCAATAAATAAAAAGGACACTACAATAATGGAACAGCTACCATCACGAACCATTGATTTAATTACATTACTTGAAGAACTTTATCCAGATAACTTTCCAATTCATGAGCTAGGAATTACTAGTCCTTATGAAATGGGAAAGAAGGCAGGAGTGATCGAGCTAATACACTTACTAAAACAACTAAGAGATAAAGGAGAAGAGTAATGGGCGGTTCACCATCAGTACCAACACCACCACCAACACCACCAGCACCACCACCAGAGGAACCTATCGATTCAGCTATTTTTGAACCTACTGCGGACGGAGCAGAAGACAAGGAACGAAAACTAAAAGCTATTAAATTAGGCAAGAAGAGGTTACAAGTACCTGTAAGTGCAGGAGAGTCATCGGGTGTTAACACTTCATAGGGAGAACAATAATGGGTGGTATATCCTTAAATGAAAATGCTATAAAACCGTGGAGAGGGGCAGACCACGCTCCTTTTAAAAATACAGAATATAAACAGCAAGCAGCAAGCAGCAACCGTGTTAAGCACATCCCTGGGGACGACTCACAAGTAGTGGGTAAACGTCTTAAAATAAGAAGTAAGGCAGATAAAGGGGCTGGATTACAAACAGGAGAACAATAATGGGTGGAACACCTCCTATAATCAAGACAGCAGCACCTTCCCCAACTAGAGGAAGCTTCGGAGCATCGGATGATTATGAACCTAATAAGGTCAAGAAGAAACCAATGAAGCCAGATACCTCAACTAAGGACTTAAAGATAAAACCAAAGTCAAGACAGGGAACTGGAACAGGTGTAAAATATTAAAGAGCAAGAACTGACTTAAAGACAGGAATTAAAATAAATGGCTAAAGAGAAGGAAGATGAAACAACTCTAAAGTCTAGGTGGTCTAAATTAGAAACAAGTAAAAGTACAGTCCTAGATAGAGCTAGGGCTTGTGCTGAACTTACTATTCCTTCTCTACTTACTGCACAGGGACACAAAGAGCAAGACGTACTAGCTACGCCTTATCAGTCCCTAGGAAGTAGAGCTATCAACCATCTAGCAAGTAAGTTACTACTTACCTTGTTACCTCCTAATGCTCCATTCTTTAGGCTAATGCCAAATAAAGATGAGCTACAGGACTTAAACGAAGAACAACTCGTAGAGTTAGACCAGACCCTAGCAAGCCTTGAGAAAGACTTGTATACGTTTATCGAAAAGAAAGCATACAGAGTTCCTTTGTTTGAAGCACTTAAGCTTCTTATTGGAACAGGTAATGCTCTCTTGAGACTAGAAGAAGGAACGCTTAGAGTATACAACCTAGAAGAGTATGTAGTAAAAAGAAATGCTCTAGGAAAGATTATAGAAATCATAGTAAGGGAAACAGTACATCCTACTGATGTTCCTGAACTAGAGTTATTAGAAGAAGAGAACGACTTATACACTTGTTGTAAGATAATGGAAGACGGTAAGTATTCTGTCTACCAAGAAGTCAACGAAGAAGTAGTTCCCGGATCAGAAGGTGTATTGAAAGAAGATGATATGCCATTTCTCGCATTAAGGTGGACAGCTATTAATGGAGAGAATTATGGACGAGGACTAGTAGAGCAATACTTAGGAGACTTAAGAAGTCTGGAAGCACTTAGCCAAGCTATGGTAGAAGGGGCTAGTGCAAGCTCTAAGATTGTTTTCTTGGTTGATCCTACTGCTACAACAAGAGCAAAGGATTTAGCTAAGGCTAGATCAGGTGATTTCGTACAAGGAAGGGCTAACGATGTTACTACTCTACAGGTTCAGAAGGGTAGTGATATGCAGATTGCTTACCAGCTTGCAGAACAGTTACAGCAAAGACTAGCGGCAGCTTTCTTACTTACAGAAGGTGCTAGACGTAACGCTGAACGAGTCACAGCAGAAGAAATCAGATTAGTTGCAGGAGAACTGGAAGATGCCCTAGGTGGTATCTATAGTATCTTAAGTCAAGAACTGCAATTACCATTAGTTAAGATAATCTTTAAGAATAGTAAGGTTAAAATTCCTGATGGACTAGTAGAACCAGTTATTGTTACTGGACTAGAAGCACTAGGAAGAGGCCACGATTACAATAAGTTAGTTATGTTTGCACAGACTCTACAACAGTTACTAGGCGCTGAGATATTCGCACAGTACACTAACGTAGGTGCTGTTATTGACCGTGTTGCTACTTCACTAGGAGTAGACGTAACAGGCATAATTAAAGACCCACAACAGATGCAACAAGAACAGCAACAGCAACAGATGCAGCAAGCTGGACAAATTGGAGCAGACTCTTTAGCTCAATCAGCAGGACAACAAGCTGGAGCTATGGGAGCGCAACAGGCACTAGGCGGTTAACTATGGGGGAAATCAGATACACAGTATACACAGAAAGTGAGATACTGTTTCAGGAACAGGAGACAATAGAAGATGGCAGAACTAAACCCAATCGAAAACGGACAACAACTAAGCGACCACGATCAACAGATGATGGACGCAGTAGACCGAAGCGAACAAGCAACAAACGAAAACCTACGGAGTGACCTTGATAAAGCTAGTACTGTAGTACCTGAAGAAGGTGAGACAAAACTAGCTGGCAAGTATAACACTGTAGAAGATTTAGAAAAAGCTTATACTGAGCTTGAGTCTAAGTTAGGAAATAGAGAAGCACCTTCTGAGGAAGATACTGCTCCTACTGAGCCTGATGAAGCAAAAGAAGCAGTAGAAGGCGCGGGGCTAGATTTCTCTAGTCTTGAGAGTGAGTACGATACGAGCGGTGAGCTTAGTGAGAAATCATTCAAACAGTTAGAACAGGCCGGTATACCTAGAGAAGCAGTAGACCAGTATATCCGAGGACAAGAAGCCATAAACAACAGCTTTGCTGACAGAGTTCAGGCAGAGGTAGGAGGTGATCAAGAGTATAACTCTATGGTTGACTGGGCTAGTACTAACTTAACAAGCAGTGAACAAAAGGCTTTCAATAGCGCACTGTCGAATGAGGACTCTGCTAAGTTTGCAGTTCAAGGACTCTACAGCAGATACAAATCTGCAACACCTAACCTGATCGGAAGTAATCGTATTTCCGGTCAACAATCCTCATCATCAGGCGGATATGAATCCAAAGCTGAAATGATGAGAGCTATCGGAAGCAATGACTATAAACGTGACTCTACATACAGAGCCAGAGTACAAGCTAAGATAGCAAAAACTAATTTCTAAAGTACAATTATAAATGCCCTATCAAGGAAACTGAGGTTTTTAACATAGGATACCGTTTAAAAAGTAATATAAGGAATAACTACTTAATTTAAACAAAATAGGAAATAAAAGACAATGGCATTTACAACAAGTAATCCTAACTTCGCCTTCG